GAGGAAGATAAGGACAACAGAAATGAAAGATTATTTTTCAAATTTTCCAGAAGTAAGTTATAATAATGTTCTTATAAAAGACATATCACAAAGAGTTAACTTTTTAAAACAAACAATAGATAATCCTTATGTGTATCTGCCTTATACAATTGAAGAAGGTGAACGTGCCGAAGATATTGCATTTCATTATTATGGAGATCCAAGATATTCTTGGTTAGTATATTTGGCAAATAATATTGTTGATCCATATAACGAATGGCCAATGGACGAATACACTTTTAGTCAATATTTAATCGCTTCATATCAAGAAAAAACAAACGGTAAAACTGGATATGATGTTGTTGATTGGACAAGAGATACTAGCCGCACCGATAACATTGTGTATTATTATAAAGAGGTATAAAATGGCAGTAGATTTAATTAAACTTTCACCTGATAGTTTTAGAACAATTTTTCTTCGTAAAGAAGATAGAACAATTTTAAGAACAGAAGCAGGCCGTAGAATTATTATTAAAAGGATTATTCCTGAAGAATGGCAAGCATATCGTGTTTATGAATACGAGCAAGCTCTTAATGATAATAAGAGAAACATCAAACTTATTGACAGAGCATATGTTTCAACAATAGAAAAGCAAATTCAAGATAAACTTAAATGAGCGACAGAGTAATAGCAGGCCATTTTGAGTTAGTAAGTGCTACCCTTATATCTTATTCAGGGACTATAAGACAAGCGCTTGACGCAGGAACTATGTATGAATTTTATATTGAAGAATCTATAAACGCAGATTCTTTAAGAGGTAGTGCAAAATTACTCGATAAAATTGGAATTTTAGAAAAATTACCTATTCGCGGTGAAGAAACGCTTGAGTTAGTTATAAAAGACATATTAGGGATTGAAAGAACTTATCTTATGTCTGTATATAAAGTTACAAACGTAAATGTGACAACAACTAATGATGGTTATTCTTATACGATACATTTTGTTTCCAAATCACGTTTTAACGCAAGCTTTAGGCGTATTACCAAAGCATATAACGATTCAAATGCAAATATAGTAAAAGATATATATGACAAATATTATAAAGATAATGATAACAGAAAAGAATTAATCAGTGAAAACACTTATGGAATTGGTAAGATTATAATTCCAAATTATACTCCAATGCAAGCAATGAATTTTTTAGCTTCAAAATCATATAGCCGAGACAGCGCTTCCAGTTCATTTAGATTTTTTGAAACTTATAATAATTATTATTTTATATCAGATGAACAACTTATTCGTAATGCAACAGCAAATCCTGATAATATACAAGAATTTATATTTAGCGAAGCATTAGATAAATCAGGACAAAAAGATTTAAATGTTGAACTTCAAAATATAATGAAAATGTCTTATACGGATCGCATTAATTCGTTATCAGATCTTTTAGCCGGTGCTTATCGTAGTCATACAATTGAAATAGATTTAATTCAAAAAACTGTTACTTTACCCACAAAGGGTGGAGGCCGATCTTGGAAAAAGAATAATACTTCTAATTATGTTTCTGTTTCTGGTAAAAAAACAAACATATTAAACCAATCACAAGAACCACATACACAAGAATTTATTGACAAGTTTTACACGGAAGAAAATCAAAGAAGATATCTTGTTGTTAGAGACTATGTTCAAGATTATCGAAATAGACAAATAAATACAAATCAACATTTACCAGAAATTGCTATGAATAGAACAGCATATCGACATGCTTTAATGAATACAGCGTTAGATATTACTATAAATGGTAGATTTGATATTAATGCTGGTGATATAATTAAAGTTATTGTGCCACCTTTTATATTTGCTCCTGGAGAACAAGAAGGACTTAATAATCAATTATCCGGTAATTATCTTGTATATGGGCTTGTTCATTCTTTTATTTTTGATGTTCATACGATAGGTTTAAAAATTGTAAAATATGATTGGGATACAGAATAATGAATGAAACCGGCGCAGGAATAAGAGATCCTTTATTCTTTATAGGAGTTGTTGAGAACAATATTGATAATCGCCTTGAGGGGCGTGTTCAAGTGCGTGCTTTTGGAATACACGGAACTATTGACCAAATCCCAAGAGAAGATCTTCCTTGGGCTCATTGTATTCAAGGATCTTATGATCCAAACGCGCCAGTTCCTCCACTTAATTCTTTTGTGTTTGGTTTCTTTATAGATGGTCGTGAAGCTCAACAACCAATGATACTTGGTTTAATTCCTACACAAATGACAGAAATACTTAATCCAAGTATAACTGGATGGGGCGCGCCGATCACAGGAGAATCTTCTTCACAAGGTTCGAACCCTGAGGATTTTGGACAGCCTCAAAATTCTGTTCTTGCAAGAGGTGAATATTCACAAGAAACGTATGTCCTCTTACAAGAATTAAAAAGAATACAAAACATACCAAATGCAGTTGGTCTTGATGAAGAAAGAACAGCTTGGTCAGAACCGTATAGTTCATATAATGCGAAATATCCTAACAATAGAATAATAGAAACAAGGGCTCATATAATTGAACTTGATGATACTCGTGATCATGAAAGATTTATGATATATCATAAACTAAATGGTTCTTTTGTTCATATAGGCCCATCAGGTTCTGTTACTCATAAAGCATCGAGTGACAAATATGAAATAAACGATAGGGCACAACACGTTTTTGTTGGTGGTAAAAGTAATGTCACAATTGTTGGTGATAGCAGAGTTTATGTTCAAGGAAATAAGGTTGAAGAAATTAAAGGAGATTATACACAGATCATTCACGGAAACCATTATGTAGGTGTTGCCGGGCAAATGAATTTTAACTCAGGTGATGAAATGCAACTACGATCCGCAAAGATACGTATTGAATCAAATCTTGAAAATATTAATCTTAAAGCGGCCAAAAATATTAAAGCACAGAGCGGTGAAAATATTCATATCAAATCTGGGATTGCAACGTTCCTTGAATCTGCAAACACAACAAATATTAAATCAAGTGAAAACATATATCTTGATGCTAATAGTGGAATTATACACATAAACGCGAACACAGTGAATATAGATGATAAAATTAGTATGGCAAATGGTGCAGCAGGATCTGCAACATCTGCAAATACCGCGGAAGCAACTGAATTGCCAGAACCGCCAGCAAAAGATGTACCTACAACCCAGCACGTAAATGTCACTGCACCTAATGATGTTGGATATGGAGCTCAAGATGATACAACGCCTCCAACAACTGAAACTACAACTACGTCTGTAATAAATGATATAAATTCTATAATAGTTAAAGCAAGATTGGATGCGTTAAGAAATGATCCTGAATTTATGAAAGTATTTAATTCTATTCTTGCAAAATATCCAAATTTAACTGCAGACCAATTGTGGCTTACAATTGCAGGTGAAAGTGGGGGAGATCCAACGGCGAAAAATCCAAACGGATTATATGCAGGATTATTTCAATTAGGAGAAAGCGCTGGATTAGATCCAGATACTATAGCACGTCTTTCTCCTGCAAAACAAGCGGAACTCTATGCAAAGTATCTTGATTCAATTAACTATGCAGGAGGTGATTTAGGAATGTATCAAGCAGCGCCCGGTGTCGTTTCAACATACACAAGACAAAATAGCGGTAATTTGCCTCCAAATAATGTATTATTGTATATACCAAAACAATATACTACTGCACAAATAGAAGCATTACAAAGAGCAGGATATATTACAGAATATGCAAGTAGAAAATTTGGTGATGTTGTTCTTAAACAAAATAGTGCCGGTGGGCCCAATACTATTACACCTGGCACAGTATGGGTGGAAGACGTTTCACAAGATCTAAAAGACTTAGGCATACCCGGAGTAATTACCGTTGGTAAAGTAAACAGTTATTATAATGACAGGTAAGAGGAGCTAAGATGAGTACAAGTAATTTATGTCAAGACTCGGCTCACGTAGTTCATATCGGAACTTCTTTTAAAGAAAATCCTTTGAACATTGCAGACATAGATCGTCCATTAAGCGATTTAACAACTCAGTTTTTAACTGGTTCAATAATTGATGCTAATTACAACGATCCTGTGACTACTGCGGTTAGAGAATATGGCGAAGATACTTTTTATAAATCAGTTGCAGATATTAACACTTATTTCGCTCGTACTGATTTAAGAGCTCTTATAACTGAAGCTGATACACCTTTACTTAATCAAAGGGTGACGAGTGATTATGTATTTACACCAGTTGAAATAGCTCAATATATACGAGATTTTGGTTATACGCCTATTAGTTTATCAAATCAAACACAAGTTGTTTCAAATAAAATACCAAAAGAATTAGAAGCATTTTATGCAAAGAATTTTACTAGTAGTTCTATGGGTAGTTTTTGTAATTTATTACCAACTATCTTTGGAGCTATTGGCGTATTTTTTAGTGCTTTAAATGATGTTGCTAATCTTGTAAATAAGTTAAAAAACTTTGCATTAAATTTTTCTTTAGCAGGATTAATAAATCAACTTAAAACAAATATTTTAAACGTAATTGATAAAACAATAGAAAAAGTAAAAAGTATAATAGATAATTTTTCTATGGAAAATATACTTAGTACCACAAATAGAGTTGTAAATGATGTTATATGCAAAGAGTTTATGAAAATTAAAGAAACCGTGCAAAGATTTTTTGATGGTACGGCTATTGAAAATTTTAAGAAAAAGATTGAAGCACTTATTGATTATGCTGTAGGATTATTTAAAGATCCAACTTTAGACGAAATACAATATCTTATGTATCGTTTTTGTGGTTTTATATCTTCGGTTGAAGAAGGTATAAATGCATTAAAAGAACCTTTAAATAATTATGCAAATGTGTATAAACAAACCGCAGCAGCGTTAGCTGCAAGAAGTGCTTGGAATACTGCATTTGCAAAACGTGCTGGTGCAATTCGCTATACCGATGAGGAAAGAAAAGAAGGTATAAATAACGGTATAGAAAGAGCAAAAAGTCAAAATAATCAATGGCAAGAACCGGTTTCTTGTTCGGAATATGAAAACATTACTACTTGGAATAATGGAGAAGGTGACGGGAGAATAACATTTTTTCCTTCAATACTAATGAAAACATCTGAGTCTTGGGCAGGTTTGGATATATCCACAAGAGTTAAACTTATGAGGGTTCAAAAAGAATTTGGAAAACAGCTTATTATTTTAAAAGGATATCGACCACTGCCATCTGACTTTGCGTCAGTAGTCAAAAGTTTTAGCGCTGTT